GCTCGACAACGGCACGCCACCGTGGGACATCGTGCCCACACCTATCCCAGACCTGTCGCCCAAAGAGGCGGAGGAGCTGCAGATGGCCTTCGCCGAGCGCGTGATGGAGATCGTCCAGTCGTCAGGACAGGCTCCGAGCAAGAGCCAGATCGGCGAGCTTAAGGAGATGGTCGGGCAGGAGTTCCGGTTCAAAATCCTGCAGGCGGCGCAGAATCGCGTCGACAAGATGCGGATCAAGATCGAGGACCAGTTCGCTCAGGGCGGCTGGTCGGACTCGTTTAACGAGTTCATTACCGACCTCGTGACTTTCCCGGCAGCCTTCATCAAGGGGCCGATCGTTCGGCGCCAGCGGTACCTCAAGTGGGAGGGCAGCAAGCTCGTCCCCGGCGAGCGCATTGCGCCTGAGTATGAGCGGGTCAGCCCGTTCAACATCTACCCCGAGCCGGGCATCACCCGGATCAACGATGGCTACATCTTCGAGTACCACGAACTGACCCGCACCCAGCTGGCCGATCTCATCGGTGTGCCGGGCTACGACGACGCTGCCGTCCGCAAGGTGCTCGAAGTGGGCAACACCCAGTCATGGGTGCAGGAGTGGCAGAAGGACTCACGCGAGGAGGAGGAGCGCAAGTTCCACACCGAGCTGCGCCCGACCGAGGTCTACGACACGCTGGAGTTCTGGGGCAAGATCAGCGGCCGGATGCTGCGCGAGTGGGGCATGACCGAGGAGGAAGTGCCTGACGTCGACCGCGAGTACGACGCCAACGTCTGGACCGTGGGGAACTATATCATCAAGGCGGTGCTCAACTACGACCCGCTCGGCGAGAAGCCCTACGCCAAGACCAGCTTCATTAAGCAGCCCGGCGCCTTCTGGGGCAAGGCCATTCCCGAGATCATCGAGGACATCCAGAACGTCTGCAACGCAGCAGCCCGGGCTCTGGTCAACAACATGGCGATCGCCTCCGGGCCGCAGGTCGAGGTTAACCTCGAACGTCTGCCTCCCAACGAGGACATCACCCAGCTGCAGCCGTGGAAAATCTGGCAGGTTATGAACGACCCGCTGGGTTCGTCGGCTCCGGCAGTGCGGTTCAACCAGCCCAACGACAACGCCAACACGCTGGTGGGGGTCTACGACCGCTTCTCGCGCATGGCTGACGACCACAGCGGCATCCCGGCCTACATCTACGGCGATACCAACGTGCAGGGGGCAGGGCGCACCGCGTCGGGCCTCTCCATGCTGATGGGCTCCGCGGGCAAGGGCATCCGGCAGGTGGTGATGCACATCGACAGCGACGTGCTCAAGACCATCGTGCAGCGCCAGTTCGTCTACAACATGCGCTACGATCCGGATGAGTCGATCAAGGGCGATGCACAGGTCGTTGCCAAGGGCGCGGTTAACCTCGCTGTCAAGGAGACGGTCAACGTCCGCCGCGTGGAGTTCCTCAACGCCACGGCCAACGAGTTCGACATCAGCATCATCGGGCCGCAGGGTCGCGCCGCGCTGCTGCGTGAGGTCGCTAAGGGGCTGCAGATGTCGGTCGACGACATCGTCCCGTCGCGTGAGAAGCTGGCGATGAACGAGCGGCTCGCTGCTGCGTCGCAGCAGATGCCGGCACCCGGGGGCGGGCAGCCCGCGGCACAGAACACGGACCTCGCCGGTGCGCCGGCCGGTGGTACCAATCTCATAAACGGGGGGCCGCAGTGAAGCAGGCCACCCCCGAAGTAATCCTCGCGCTGGCTAACAGCGTCCGTCAATACCCAGTCATCCAAGAGTGGCTGGGAGAATGGCGGATGTCTGAGCTTGAACGGCTGCCAAGCGTGGGACAGAGCGTGACACTTGCACAGGGGCGGTGTCAGGTTTTAGGCGAGCTTTACAAGCTCGTCAGTGAGTCCCCTGACTTAGCAGCACAGCCCCGTAGGGGCAGCTGATCCAATCACGCACACCGAGAGGAGCGTAAAAAATGGCTATTCCCGCACAAATTCGCAAGCAGTCCGAGGCTATCTCGAAGCTGTACGAAGACTTGAACCCGACCGAAGGAGAACAATCTCCGGCGGAGGGTGAGGTCCAGCAGCCGACCGAAGCCGACGGTGGGGGCGATGCTGCGGCTGCACCGGTGCCTACAGGGCAAGGGCAATCCGGTAACACAGACGAAGACCTGACCTACGAACAGCGTTGGCGATCCCTGCAAGGAATGTACAACGCTGAAACGGCTCGCCTCAAGGCGGAGAACAATCAGATGGGCCAACGCGTCAGTCAGCTCGAACGGCTGATCGCGACGCTTTCCGCGCCCCAGCAGGCACCTGCACAGGTGGCCGCGGCAAAGCTCATCACCGACAAGGACGTTGAGGATTACGGCGACTCGATCGAGGTCATGCGCCGTGCCGCCCGCGAAGAAGTTGCTGCATCGCAGCAGGAAGTCGCGGAACTCAAGCGCTTGGTCATGCAGTTGCAGACCAACGTCGTCCCCAAGGTGGAGAGCGTCGTGCAGCGACAGGCCCTCAACGCTGAGCAAATGTTCTGGTCAGAACTGTCGGCGGAAGTCCCAGACTGGCGTGAAATCAACGCCGAGCAAGGCTTCCACAGCTGGCTGCTTGAGATCGACCCGCTGTCCGGCGTATCCCGGCAGTCGTACCTCGATAACGCGCAGAATCAGCTGGATGCACGGCGGGTCGCAGGGTTCTTCAAGACGTGGCAGTCAATGAATGGCGGTTCTGTTGCTCAATCACCTCGGAACGTTGCCAGTTCTCAACTTGAAAAACAGATCGCACCGGGTCGCGGTCGTACAGCGGCGAGCACTCCTGCCGCCAATGACGGCAAGACCTACGCCCGGGCGGACGTCGCCAAGTTCTTTGACGACGTGCGCAAAGGTCTGTATAAGGGTCGTGAGCAGGAGCGTGACCGGATCGAACGCGACATCTTCGCTGCACAGCGAGATGGCCGCATTACATAAACTGGCTAAGTGAAAGGACACCACATGGCCTATCCCGTTGCTCCCGGCCGCCCCAACTACTCGGGTAACTTCATCCCCGAGATTTGGTCCGGCAAACTGATCGAGAACTTCTACGACGCCACCGTGCTGTCGGCGATCTCGAACACCGACTACGAAGGCGAAATCCGCCGCATGGGCGATACGGTTAACATCCGTACCCAGCCCAACATCACCATCCGCGAGTACGTCAAGGGTCAAAACCTCGTCGTCGAAAACCCGGACTCGCCCAAGCTGCAGCTCCTGATCGACAAAGGCGAGTACTTCTCCTGCGTCGAAGACGACATCGACCGCGTTCAGTCGGACATCAAACTGATGGACATGTGGTCGAAGGATGCTTCGGAGCAGATGAAGGTCAAGATCGACCAGCGCGTTCTGACCGACATGCTGCCGGACATCGACGCTGCCAACAAAGGCGCGACCGCTGGTGCACAGTCGGCTGCGTTCAACCTCGGCACCACCGGTTCGCCGCTGACCGTGACCAAGGATGGCGCTTCGACCACCACCCCGGTCATCGACCTGATCGTTGACATGGGCACCGTGCTCGACGAGGCCAACGTGCCGGAGTCGGACCGCTTCCTCGTGATCCCGGCCCGCATGGCTGGTCTCATCAAGAAGTCGGAACTCAAGGACGCTTCGCTCTCGGGCGACAGCGCGAGCCCGATCCGTAACGGCCGTCTCGGCATGATCGACCGCTTCACGCTCTACGTGTCGCACAACCTGAACGTCTCGTCCGGCAAGACCTCGATCATCGCCGGTCACAAGATGGGCTTCACCTTCGCGTCGCAGATGACTGAGATGGAAACTATCCGCGCTCAGTCCACCTTCGGCAACATCGTGCGCGGCCTGCAGGTGTACGGCTACAAGGTCACTAAGGGCGAGGCGCTGGCACAAGCCGTCGTCCAGTTCGCATAAGGAGAACAGATCATGGTTGCCTACACTGACTCCCTTGGGTTCTACAAGAACTCGGCTGGCTTCTCGGCCAACTACACCGACCGCGTCAGCGTGATCGAGATCGACCTCGACTTCGCAAAAATCGCGGCGGCTCGCACCGCCGCCAGCGCAGCCGCGCTGGGCTCCGGCGACACGCTGGTCATCGGCACCCTGCCCAAAGGCTCGTTCGTTCTGTCCGGCGTTGCTACGCTGGTCCGTGCGGAAGGCGCTGCGGCCAACATCGACGTCGGCATCAGCGGCGGCACTGTCGACTTCTGGGTCGACGGTTTCGACCTGAACGGCACGGTTGGTTCCACCGGTGGCTACGCTGATGCAACGGCCTACTATGTAACCGCTGACACCGGCATCCTGTTGACCCTCAACTCTGCCAGCGTTGACGCAGCTCGCGTCAAAATCTCGCTGGCAGTGGTCAACATGGGCGCCGAACTCGGCACCATTCCGTCGGCCTAATGGTGGGGGCTTCGGCCCCCATCTCCCAACAAAAGGAGACTGAAAATGGGTGTCTATAGCGGTATCTCGCAGGACAACGTCCGGATCAACAGCGGCAATGCAACCCTGCAGACGCTGGCTGTCACCGGGTCGGTCGTTGCGGCCGGTGTGGTTATGAATGTGCGTCAGCGGTTTACGATCGCTGAGGTGAACGCCGGCGCGACGCTTGTCGCCGCCGTCGCTGGCAAGTCCATCCGCATGGTGTCGTGCAAAGCTATCGCCGTTGGCGGTGCTGCTGGCGCCGTGACCACGGTGGATGTGCTGGGAACTCTGAGCACTGGGCGCAAGCTCGTTGCCTTTGCGCAGGCTAACCTGACGCAGAGCGCTGTGCTCACCGATGGCGGCACTGGTGCGGCTGTCCTCGCAGATGGTGCGTCCTACACCGCAAACGACGCGGGTACGGCCGTCACTGTCGGCAAGACCGGCAGCAGCGTGACGACTGCAACGCACATCGACGTGATCTTTGATTACGTCCTTGTCTAAAATCTGCGAGGCCCTTCGGGGCCTCGCTTCTTCAAGGAGCGCACCATGGCCACCAACCTGACAGCAGAAAAAGTTAAAGACAGCTTCTCGCAACTGCTGCATATCGACGGCGGGCCTGAGGCTACGCCCAAGACGGTGTACAGCGGCACGGGCACGGCGACTGCGCTCAAGGTCGGCACAACCAACGTCGAGGTCGACAACATCCGGGTCGATGGCAACACCATCAGCACGACGGACACCAACGGTAACTTGACTCTGTCTCCGAACGGCACCGGCGCCGTCGTGATGGGCAACGTGAATATCACCGGTGGCACGATCACCGGAACGAGTTTTCCCGGCAGCTTCACGGGTATCACACTTATCGAGTCCACAACGCTGGCCACCAGCGATGCGGAGACTGGTCTCACGATCACCGAGAACACGATCTCGGCAGACGGCACCGACACCAACATCGACATCAACATCACGCCCAAAGGTACGGGCGAGGTGAACGTCACGAACATCGACGTCCTGAGTGGCAAGGTGCCGTTCAGCACGATCACTGGCCGGGCCTTTGCCTGTTTCTCTGACATCACAGACCAGACCGGCAGTGTGTCTGCAGGTACGGCGGTCAAGTTCGGGACCACTGAGGTCGCAGGTTCTGGCATCACGATGGTTACGGACGGTACCAACCTCACGCGCCTCACCTTCGCTGCGGCCGGTACGTACATGGTCGCTCCGAACCTGCAACTCGCAAACTCCGATACGGCCGACCATGATACCACTGTTTGGCTGGCGTTGGATGGCACCAACATTGCTCGGTCGGCAACTAAAGTCACGGTGCCCAAGGCTACCGACGGCGGCAATACCTTCTTCCAGATCATTTTCTACGTCACTGTGACAGCCGGGCAGTACGTCCAAGTCCTGTGGCTCCCCGAGAGCGTCGCAGTAACTATCGACCACACCGCTGCGGGGGCCATCGCTCCTGCCATCCCGTCGTCCATCATCGTAGCCGAGAGGATCGCGTAATGGCTAAGACACCCGCATGGCAACGCAAAGAGGGTAAGGCCGAGAGCGGCGGGCTCAACGCCAAAGGGCGTGCGTCTTACAACAAGGCGAACCCCGGCAAGCCGGGGCTCAAGGCACCGCAGCCTGAGGGTGGCCCGCGACGCGACAGCTTCTGTGCCCGGATGGAGGGCATGAAGAAGAAGCTGACGTCGAAGAAGACGGCCAACGACCCGAACAGCCGGATCAACAAATCTTTGCGCGCGTGGAACTGCTGACATGGCCAGCCCCAAGCCAACCAACCCATCGCTCTGGAGCAAGGTCAAGTCGGAGGCTAAGGCCAAGTTTGACGTGTACCCCTCTGCCTACGCCAACGCGTGGGCGTCCAAGGAGTACAAGAAGCGCGGTGGCGGCTGGAGCGGCCCCGACAACCGGGTGAAGAAAAAATGAGCGGCGGGCTGGGCAAATGGTTTGGGGAGAAGTGGGTCGACGTCAAGACCGGTAAGCCTTGCGGCCGCTCCGGGCCTGAGAAGTCCTCACGCTCTTACCCTGCTTGCCGCCCGGCCGCAGCTGCAGCCAAGATGACCGCCGGTGAGAAGCGCACCATGGCAGCCAAGAAGACCAGCTCTGAGCGCAAGTCGTGGCCGGTGACACCCTCGGGCAAAAGGAAAAAGTGATATGCCGCTGAACGCCAAGGGCAAGAAGATCAAGGCTGCCATGCAGAAGCAGTATGGGAAAGAGCAAGGTGAGCGGGTGTTCTACGCATCCGAGAACAAGGGCACCGTCAAGGGTGTCACCAAGAAGGGAAAGAAGAAATGAGATACCTGCGGAACAAAGTCGACGGCTTCATCTACGAGTGGAACGAAACACTCGCTCGGCACCCGAAGTGCGAGGAGGTGACCGAGGAGGAAGCGTACCCGGAGCGCTTCGCCACGGCAGTGGTAGAGAAGGCCAAGCGGCGGGTGAAGAAACTCGATCTCGCCACGGATGACATCCCTGAGCAACCCGTGTATACTTCGCCGGAACTGTCGGCCGACGCCTCAAGGGACTTGCCTGAATGACACCAGCGGACATCATCGACGAAGCGCGGAAGTTGCTGCAGGACACGCGGGCCCCCCTGCGTTACAGCGACACCGATCTGCTGGGCTACGTGAACCAGACCGTCAAGCGCATGCTGAGCATGCGCCCTGATCTGTTCAACAAGATGACCACGGTCGCGCTGACGGCGAATGATGTCATGCAGGAACTCCCGGCTGACGCTCACCGACTGGTGGACATCTACTACGTCGTGGGGCGCAACTCCGTCACGGAGGTCGAGCGGCCGATGTTCCAGCGTGCGTATCCGCAGTGGGTCTCTGATCCGGCGGGCACGCCCCTCAACTTCATGCGCCATGAGCGCAACCCGACCAAGTTCTTCGTGTACCCCAAGCCGCTGCCCAACACGACGGTCATGCTGGAGTACGTCGCAGTGCCGGGGGACTACACCCTTAACGAGGCGATGGACGCCCCGTCCGATGGCTACCTGCCACAACTGGTGGATGGTGTGGTGTTCCTCGCCTCGTCGATCGACGACGAGAACGTCGACTCCGGCCGCGCTAAGCTGTTCATGGACTCGTTCAGCCAGTCACTCGGTGTTGACCTGCAGGCGCGCGTCGTCACCGACAAAGAAACGATGCCCATGCAAAGTAGAGGTGCCTGATGGAAACGCGTGCCTTCTCCACGCTCAGCGCCAAAGTCTCGGCCAGCGCCCCTTCTTGCGCCTATCCGATGCTCGTGGACTATATCCGCGACTCGGCCATCCGGGTCTGCGAGCGCACCTTGGCGTGGCGACACACTGCCACACCTATCGCTCTAACGCCCGGGCGAGCCGAGTATGATTTTGCGCCACCGCCCGATACGACGGTGCAGGCTGTGGTGCGGGCTGACATCAACGGAACCCCCGTACAGGTCTTGTCCTACGACGCCGCGGCCGCGATGATTACGGAGTGGCCGGCCACCACCACAGTGGCAGCGGAGATCGCCGAGCTTGGCTCTGAGCCACGCATGATCGCACAAGTGGGCGCCAACCGGTACCGTGTCTTCCCGATGCCCGACGCAGAGCGGACCTACACGCTGTCAATGACGTTCGCACTCAAGCCGACTCGCAGCTCGGCCGACATGGATCAAGATGTCTTCGACGAGTTCGAGGATGCCATCCTGCACGGCACACTGCAGCATCTGCTGGTGCTGCCGAACGTGGACTGGACCGATCGGGAACTTGCTGCCTACCACGCAAAGCAGTTTCTGTTCGCGGTCACGTCGGCACGGGCCAAGACCAACCTCGGTGCGTTCCGCTCTGCGCTTGTCGTCCGCGGCCCCAAGTTCGCGTAGGAGGAAACATTGGACCCACGCATCTCTGATACTCGGATCAAGTTGGTCCGTAACGACACCGGCCCGCAGGTCAGCCTCACGCTGACAGACGAATCCACGGGTGCCGCGATCAACTTGTCCGGCGCCACAGCAACGCTGCACTTCCGCGAGGTCGGGGGTGACACGCTGTTCTCTCGTGCGCTGACGATCCCGTCGGCAACGGCGACGCAAGGCGTGGCCGTCATCGTGTGGCAGGCAGGCGACCTCAATCACCCTGCGGGGTACTACGAGGGCGAGGTTGAGGTCCTGTTGCAGACCGGCGTGCGCCAGACTGTGTACGACCCGCTGCAGTTCCGGATCAGGGACGACTTCGAGTGAAGATAAACGAGACCATACCGCGCATCCGCGCGGCGATCTCAGCGGTACAGGTTCGAGCTGCGGCCGCGGTACCCGTCATGTCTGCTGCGGTGCAGGTCCCGTACATCGTCTACAACTATGTGCTTGGCGTCTTTGTTAAATTTTTGACGCGCGCCGACGTGGTCAGGCTGTTTTCAGACACTGACATGTCGCTGTCGAAGCCGTTT